ATGATGAGGTCCGCAATGTGCTCTTGTTGGATTGAGTTCAATGTAATCATGTCAGTGCCTCCCTGGGCGTTGTTGTGTTGACGTGATCCAAGGTACATACCCTGACGCGTTACGTCAAGGGGTAGGCTTAAACGTGTGACAAACGTGACAAAAAGAATTGCAAAATTAAGCGATATCAAGCGTTTAGGTGCTAGGCGGTAGGGTTGCATAGGGTCAGCAGCTAACGTGCAGCAGGGGCGATTACAGGGCGTCTGAGGGCTATGCCAGGGCTTGACCAGGGAATGCAGCAGCTAGGGGTGAGGGGTGTTGGGACGTAACCCATCAGCTCACATTGTGGGATTGCTCGCGCGTATGAACCTCTCGACGCGACGCCTGTGCATGCGTGTGCGCAGCGGTGCGTGTGCATGTGCGTTGCGCGTAGCGTGTATGCGCGTTTGCGTGCGCGCACCCCCGTACCCCCGCGTATGTGGGCGCGTGTGTTATGTATATATATTCCGACCACAACACAGTCTCTTGCTTTCACAGCCTGCCAAGCCTATTATTAGCGAGCCAATGCATGTTGGCCTCCCATATACATTGCCCCGTGGCGGAGACAATTTTTTACGGCGGGGCTTTTTTTGATGGAGTCAATCTTTTAGGAGCGATGGCATTGCCTAGAAAGCCTAGACTGACAAAGCAGCAATTCTCGGAAATCTGTGAGCAGATAGCCGATGGCATGTCGCTAACCCGCATCTGTAATGAGAATGCTAAGTACCCTTCATGGAAGACGGTATTGCGGCATGTGCAAGATAGCGATGAGGCATACCAGGAATATCGCAGAGCAAGAGCGTTGCAGGCTGAAGTCTTGAGAGATCAGATTATTGATATTATCGAGCAGCCATTACCTGATGACCCAAAACTCGCCATGGCGGAAGTACAGCGCCGTAGGCTAGAGACAGATCAGAAAGATAAGTACGTAAGACAATTAGCACCTCTGGGGGTTCGCAATAAGGCCGAAGACAATGACACCAAGGTCAGCGGCACTATCACACTGAAGTGGGACGACAGTAACCAGTGAGGACAACATGCAGCTTACAAGGGACCAATACGAAAAGTTAATGGCAGCGCAATCCAGGGCGTTGACTCAATGGCAGTCTATGGAACGATCACAAGCTCATGGCGAGCGCATAGACCTGCTGGCACTCGAAGACTTGTTATCTGAATTCAAGAAGGCTCATACGGTGTTTGTTGGGCATCTGATGCCTGACGACAGTCAATCTCTTAAACGATGACTGAGATATACATCCCCTATAAGCCAAGAAAGCTACAGGCTGACTTGCATAACCAACTGCAGACTCATCGCTGGGGTGTCGTGGTATGCCATCGTCGTTTCGGTAAAACCGTTATGGCGATCAACCACCTGCTGAGAGATGCCATTCTATCCGACAAGACCAACCCGCGCTTTGCTTACATAGCGCCGACCTATCGCCAAGCAAAAGCTGTGGCATGGGATTACCTAAAACAGTTCGCTAGTGCCATACCGATGGTGCGCTTCCATGAGACAGAATTGCGGGCTGATCTGCCCAATGGTGCCAGGATACAGTTATTAGGATCTGAGAACCCTGATAGCTTGCGGGGTATCTATCTTGATGGTGCTGTACTCGACGAGATGGCCGATATGCCTGAGTCGCTCTTTCCAGAGATCATCAGACCCGCCCTATCCGACCGAAAGGGCTGGGCATTATTCATTGGTACACCCCGTGGTCACAATGCGTTCTATGAGCTATATGACGCTGCTAGCGGTCAGAAGGATTGGTTTACTCAAGTCTATAAGGCCAGTGAAACAGGCATTTTAGATGAGGAGGAGCTAGAGGCTGCTAAGGCCATGATGTCTCCCGATCAGTTTGAGCAGGAGTTTGAGTGCTCTTGGGTTGCGAATGTGCCAGGGGCCATTTACGGAAAAGAGCTACAGGCACTCCACGAAAAGGGGCGCATCACTGAGGTTCCCCATGACCCGGCTACCCGAGTAGATACGTGGTGGGATTTGGGTGTAGGGGATAGTACGGCTATCTGGTTTACCCAAAGCGTAGGACGTGCGGTACACGTCATTGATTTCTACGAGAATAGAAATGAGGGATTGCCGCATTATGCTGAAGTCCTGCAAGCCAAGGGTTATCTCTATGGCACACATAATGCGCCGCATGATATCGAGGTTAGGGAGTTGGGTAGTGGCAAATCACGACGCGAAGTTTCCTTTGACCTCGGCATTAACTTCCGAGTAATTCCAAAGCTCCCATTGGAGGACGGCATACATGCCGCGCAAATGCTTATCCCGCGATGCCTATTCGACCGAGACACCTGCCAAGCGGGGCTAGAGTGCTTACGTCAGTACCATCGTGCGTACAATGAGAAGTCCAGAAGTTTCCGTGCAACGCCTGTGCATGACTGGTCTAGCCACGCTGCCGATGCGTTCCGCTACCTAGCGGTTGGCATCAAAGACAATACGTTGCATGATGGCAGACCACCGCAAGCGATTGCAGATTCATCATATAACCCTTTCTCAGCGAGGATTTAAGAATGGGTAGACCTAAGATTAAAGTACCGGCAGCTCCGCCCCCGCCTCCTATGGTTCCGATCGAGCCGATTTACGAAGGGGAGCAAGAAAGGCTAAAGAAGAAGCTATTTGATCCTCGGCGTGTTGGCAGACAGCAAACTATTCTGACTGGCCCACGGGGATTACTCGATTCCGAAACCAAGCGAAAGAAGCTAGGCGCCGGTGATACGCCCAAGAATACATGACGCTAAGCTGTCTCAAGATGTACTTCTTGATTACATGGAGAGGTATGACTATCCGTATCGGGAAGAGCACAGACGAATCATTGACTACGCTTTTGTTGTAACATGCGAAGTCAAGGACCAAATTGCGGGTTTCTTTTGGTGTTATGCGGTAGAGGGCGATGAATCGACATGGACAGCGCATACGCTAATTTTACCTGATTACCAGCGGCGATTCTTTAGCAGGCGGCTAATGAATGCGTTGTTTAGCGTAGCTTGGGTATCTGGCGTTGATCGCATCCTTGTGGAAAACTCGCAAACTGAAATGCTGCTTAGGATGGGCGGCTACATGACAGATGATGGCGCGGTACTGGACCTACCGCACAAATGGGGATGATATGAGCAAGCCAGTCAAAAAAGTAGGCAAGGCAATCCGCAAGGCGGGTGAGAAGTTTGATCGCACTATTGGACTAAAAGCCCAAAAAGATATTCTTCAGCGGGAAACTAGCAATCTTGCAAAAGCTATAACGGGTACGCCAAAGATCGTGCAAGAACAAACACAGCCCGCTGGTGCAGTTGATCGCCAGGCTATTCGACCACTCGCAGCGCTTAGTGGTGCAACCGAGAACCAGGAAGAGGCAACCCGCGAGCTTTACCGGCGAAGACGTGCTCGTGGTGTTGCTACTAGCCCGATGGGTTTAACAGGGCAGGCGAGCGTACAACGAAAGACATTATTGGGCAGCTAGCTGTTCCACGTAGAACATTAGGGGAAAAACATGGCCGATGAATTAGGCGCTGATTTGATGAGGCGCTTCCAAAGTCTGTCTACACAACGGCAGGTTTGGGAGAGTCACTGGCAGGAAATCGCAGACTATGTGATTCCCCGCAAGGCAGATATCACTAAGAAGCGAACAGATGGCGATAAGCGCACTGAGCTAATCTTTGACTCTACTGCTATCCATGCAGCAGAACTCATGGCGGCTAGTTTGCACGGCATGTTGACTAATGCAGCTACCCGCTGGTTTTCCCTAAGATTTCGAAACAAAGAGCTTGATGAAAACGATGAAGCCAAGGAATGGTTAGAGTCCGTCGAGGACGATATGTACCTGGCGTTCAACCGCTCTAACTTCCAAGAGCAGATCCATGAGCTGTATTCCGATCTTATCTGCTTTGGCACCGGCGTTATGTTTATCGAGTCAGATCCAGACTCGCAGGTCCGTTTCTCTACCAAACACTGCGCTGAAGTCTATCTGTCAGAAGATGACAAGGGCCGCGTCGATACCGTATTCCGTCAGTTTAAGATGCCAGCCAGGGCAATCATCCAGCGCTTTGGCGAAGAGATTGTAGACAACAAGATTATCAATGCCGCTAAGAAAGATCCGTACCAAGAAATCACGTTGATCCATGCGGTATACCCACGCGATGAGCGCAATACCACTCGCAAAGACAACAAGAATATGCCGTTTGCCTCGGTCTATCTCGACCCCGGCAGCCGTACTGTTCTCAGTGAGTCTGGTTTTGAAGAGTTTCCTTACGTCGCACCGCGCTTCCTAAAGGCCAGCTTTGAGATTGGCTATGGCCGATCACCGGCAATGACAGCGCTCCCTGATATCAAAATGCTTAACAAGATGTCAGAAGTAACCATTCGTGCAGCGCAGAAGCAGGTCGATCCACCGCTGATGGTGCCTGACGATGGGTTTATGCTACCCATCCGTACTGTACCTGGTGGCCTTAACTTTTACAGATCTGGTACCCGCGACCGTCTTGAACCACTAAATATAGGGGCTAACAATCCATTGGGTCTCAACATGGAAGAGCAGCGTCGTCGCTCTATCGAGTCTGCCTTCTACGTTGACCAGCTCATTATGAGCCAAGGTCCGCAGATGACAGCGACCGAAGTCGTGCAGCGTACCGAAGAGAAGATGCGCTTGCTCGGTCCAGTTCTTGGACGCTTACAGGCTGAACTACTGCAACCCATGATTGGCCGCGTGTATAACCTGATGGTGCGAGCCAAGGCGTTTAACCCTGCGCCTGACTTTATGCGCGACTCGGATATCGAAATCGAATACGTATCACCGCTGGCTAAAGCACAACGGTCCGGTGATATCCAATCGGCGCTACGCATGATCGAGCTATTCATGCCGCTATCGCAGATTGACCAAGCTGCTATGGATTACATTGACATTGATGGCATGTCTAAGTACCTGCTCAAGGTATTGGGCGTTCCTGCATCGACAATCCGTGGCAATGACCAGGTAGCTGAAATACGACAAAACCGACAAGAAGCAGAAGAAGCGGCAGCTGAACAGCAGCAAGCCGTGCAGTTAATGGAGGCCGCAGGACAAGCCGCACCTGCCTATAGAGCATTGGAGGGTCAATGACACCTGATGAAATCAAGGGCGTATACAAAAGAACATTTGAAACTGAAGACGGGCAAAAAGCATTAGAGCACCTAGAGTCTCGGTTTCATCTAACCACATCCACATTTTCGTCCGATCCGACGGAGACAGCCTATCGTGAAGGCCAGCGCACGGTAGTGCTGTTTCTCAAAAACATGCTGGCAGATTGGGATCAAAAACTAAAGGATCAGATCAATGAGTGAAGAACAGGTAGCTGTAGTCTCTGAGGCAGTCGATGCACCAGAGGTAGCTCAGTCTGTTGAAGACTGGAAATCTAGCATTCCCGAAGAGATACGAGGACACTCAAGTCTCGAACACATTAACGATATCGGCGCACTGGCTAAAAGCTATGTCCATGCACAGCAGATGGTTGGCGCTGATAAGGTAGCCTTGCCTGGCAAGAGCGCTACCGCAGACGAATGGGGTGAAGTCTATGCCAAGCTAGGCCGCCCAGAGTCACCCGATGGGTATGAACTTGCCTATAACAACATTCCCGAAGGCGCAGAGATGGACGATGGCATGGTGTCATGGTTCAAGGAAACCGCGCACAAGGCTGGGATGAACCCACAGCAAGCGCAGATGATGCTCGATGCTTACAACGAAATGCAGTTTGCTGATGCAGAAAGCATGGGTGTAGAAGCCCAGGCGCGTGTCGAGCAAGTAGAAAGCGAGCTACGCAAAGAGTACGGCCAGGCATTCGATGACCGCATGGCGCTGGCTAACGGCGTACTGTCTGAGTTCGGCAATCCTGAACTAACCGAAGTGCAGCTTGCCGATGGCACGATGCTAGGTGATAACCCAGAAGTCATTCGCATGCTGGCTAACATGGGTGTGTATCTGCGCGACAAGGTAGGCGAGGATACGCTTGAAGGCGTTAAGACTAGCGGCGGTGTGACACCAAACGATGCACAGGCCAAGGTCATGGAGCTGACTGCGCCTAATACGCCTTACTGGGATCAGCGTCATCCTGAACACCATTGGTATGTCCAAGAAGCGATGAAGTGGAGGGAATATGCCACAGGGTGAAAAATTATCAGACAGAGAGTTTAAACTTCAGGTTTTGAGGAGTACACTCGAGTTTGGAACACCTGAGATGATCCGCAATGCCCTCGTGGTATCGGATCAATTCTTAGCGTGGTGCGAAAAACCTACCGACAAGCCTAGCGCCCGGGGAAAGAGTAGCACTCCGAAGACAGGACAAGCGAAAGCCCCTGCCGTGTGACAGCGACGTAAACTGTCAAACAAACTCTCGTCCGGTGTTCACCGGGTAGCGAAACCAACTTTACATTGCTAACAGGAGACGATTATGTCTACGCAAATTACAACTGCATTCGTGCAGCAGTTTAGCAGCAATGTCCAGTTGCTTTCACAGCAGATGGGCAGCTTGCTGCGTGGTTCTGTATCTGAGGAATCAGTTACAGGTGAAAAGGCGTTCTTTGACCAGGTAGGTCAGTCTGCGGCGGTGAAGCGTACTTCACGTCACTCTGACACACCAATCTTGGATACTCCACACTCTCGCCGTATGGTCACTATGGACAGCTACGAATGGGCTGACCTGATTGACGATGCGGATAAAGTTCGTATGTTAATTGATCCAACTTCTGCATATGCCCGTACTGCGGCTGCTGCAATGGGTCGTGCAATGGACGATTCAATCATTGCGGCTGCTACTGGCACTGCAAAAACTGGTAAGTCTGGCTCTACTAGCACTACATTGCCTTCTGCACAGCAGATTGCTAACGGTTCTGTTGACCTGACTATCGAGAAGTTGATCGAAGCAAAGCAAAAGCTTGACGTTAACTCTGTCGATCCAAGCATTGCTCGATACCTTGTTTGCTCACCCTTCCAGATCCAGCGTCTGTTGAACGAGACTGCGGTAACGTCGTCTGACTTCAACACTGTTAAGGCTCTGGTCCGCGGTGAAGTAGACACATTCATGGGCTTCAAGTTCATCGTTTCTAACCGTCTTGGCAAGGCCGGTAACATCCGTACTTGCTTTGCATGGGCAGAAGATGGCATGAAGCTTGCTGTTGGTAAGGACGTCATGGCTCGTATCGAAGAGCGCGCTGACAAGTCTTTCTCTACACAGGTTTACTACTGTGCAACATTCGGTGCGACTCGCATGGAAGAAGAGAAGGTCGTTCAGATTGACTGTGACGAATCCGAAAGCTACACATTCGGTTCATAAGGAGGGAATGACTAATGGCTATTACTAAAGGTGTAAACGCTACTGCGATTGACACGAATGATCCGTTTGACTTCCTTGCTCCAGGCAATGTTGGTGGCAATCTTCATCAGTCAATGGACGTTCGTGCAGTTGCAGCCGATGATCTGAATGCTGATGGCGATGCAGTCATCTTGGCTCAAGTTCCATCAAATGCTCGAATTATAAGCATTATGGTTTATAACGATGATCTTGATACTGGAACGGACTCTGCTGTAAATGTCGGCATTTACAATGGCAATACCCAATTCAATGATACTGACGCATCTCAAACGCTTTATGCAGCTGATGCGATTATTGACGAAGACGCCTATGTAGGAGCATCAACAAGATTCCGAACAGCTTCAACTGATGGAAACGAATTTGCTTTTACAACTGCAGGTCGAAAAAATGCTCCGCTTACAGCTGTTTGGGAAGATGCGGGCTTAACATCTGATCCAGGCGTACCGCTACGCATTGCACTCACTCAGACTGCCACCGTTTCTGGTGCTCAGGCTGGTGATATCGTAATGGTAGTTCAGTACGTTACTGACTAAAGCTAACGGGGGGCTTTGCCCCCCTTTCTTCCCTGGAGTCTGTATGGATACCACGCTTGCAGTACACGTTGCCGAAAGCGAGGACGGAACCTACGCCGTATTGATTGCGATTGACGGTTTCGAGACACAGGAAGATGCCAACCAATTTGCTTATCTGTTTCTGATGGATGGCAGATTAGCCGTAGGCGATATAGAATTTGTGCCTAGTGAGGATTTAGAGAGTATCCACTAATGGCAGCATCTATCGTTGACATTTGTAACAGCGCGCTCAATCAGATTGGCGCATCCAATATTCTAAGTCTTACCGAAGATAGTAAGGCTGCTCGTATCTGCAACCAGCGATACGAATACATTCGAGATTCCGTTTTCCGGGCGCATCCTTGGAAAGCACTAACGCGCAGAGTAACGCTTGCACCCGATGCAGTTAAGCCAGCTTTTGAATTTGATAACGCTTTCACGTTACCTGCTGATCCTTACTGCTTGCGTGTTCTGTATCTCCGCTATCACGACATCCCCTACCGACTTGAAGGTCGCAAGATTCTCTGCGACGAAGATACGGTTGATCTCGTCTACCTGGCGCGTATCACCGATACTAGCGAGTACGACTCTCTGCTCATCGAAACTCTAGTCGCTGCTATCGCTGCGGATGTTGCGTATCCACTAGTAGGCAGTAACAGCCTAGCCCAGCAGATGCGTATTACCTACGAAGACAAGCTCAAGGAAGCACGATTCGTTAGCGCTACCGAAGGCACTCCCGCAAGCATTACAAGCGTCTCTGATGCTGGCGCTATCGAGGCAGATACATTTATTAGATCGAGGTTCTAGGCATGGCGAAATCAAGTGCGCCGTTCACTAACTTTACTGCTGGTGAGCTATCGCCCAGGCTTGATGGCCGGACCGATCTAGCGAAGTATTTTAACGGCTGTAAGAAACTACAAAACTTCCTGACCTTCCCACAGGGTGGCGTTACACGTCGTCCCGGCACAGAACACATTGCTATAGGAAGAAGCTCCGGCTCAGTTGCCCTGCGACTAATACCGTTCGAGTTTAACGTCGAGCAGACGTATGTGCTGGAGTTTTCATCTGGCAGATTCAGAATTTATAAAGATGGTGGAATCGTTGTAGATGGCGGGGGAAGCCCGATCGAAGTTGTTACACAATACTCAGCAGCTCAATTACCGGGATTAAAGTTCACGCAGTCTGCCGACACCATGTATATCGTGCATCCCGATCACCCACCTCGGCAGATCACGCGAACAGATCACGATGCGTGGACTATCAGCAATATTGAGTTTCGTCGAGGCCCGTTTCTGGACCCGGTGTTTGATGGCTCAACACTGTTAGCTGATGGCAGAACAGGCACCGTAGGCATCACATCAAGCGTATCTAACTTCTTCAAATCTAGTGACGTGGGTGCATCGTTAAGCACTGGCAGATTTATCAAGCTCCATCATGGCTACGCGCAAATAGACTCGCTGCGATACACATTAGGCTTTACAAACCTATCCGGCGGCACGTTTTCTCCTGGACAACAAATTACTACGACTGGCCCAGGCGCTGGATCTACAGCGATAATCATCTCGGTAGGTGCAAGCTCTCTAGTTGTCGATACCGTTATAGGAAGCACATGGACTAACGGAGTTTCGTTTGAGAGTCCTGGTGGTGTCGTAACTGCAGACGCAACCAATGCACTTGATGCAACACAAAGCACCTCAGTAACCGCTACGGTTCTTGAGAATGATGAGCTAGAAGAAGAGCTAGAGCCTAGCTTTACTGCGACCACAATCAGCTTCCATGAAGGCGACCCTGATGCTACTGGCCTAGCGCACAATGACTTTATCGAGGACAGCTCCGGTCATTTTATCAGCCAGGGCTTTAAGGTTGGTATGCGTATCAGCGCAAGCGGCTCGGCTAATATAGGCATCTCTAGCATATCAACCAGTGGATCAAAGATTACGGTTACAACTGATGGGCCTCATAATTTAATTAATGGCGATTTAGTTAAATTTACAGGGTCTACTGGAGTCACTGTCAGCTTTCCAACAACGCCATCGTCAGTAATTAATGATTTCTTTTTTGAAGTTGAGTTAGATTCAACCACCCCAGACACAAAGTTTGATCTTCTTGATCCAGCCACACGGAAAGATGCAACAGGTAGTGGAAGCTCTACCAATGGCTCTTTAGTCAATGGCAATAACTTCTCTAACGCTCTCATTGTTGCGGTAAGTGACAGCATTATCACGTTATCCACAAGTAACGACGTACACTTCCAGAATGAAGGCCAGAGCGTCACGATAAGCGGCGATCTGATTGCCGATGACGAGTATCAGATGGGCGCGTTCTCTGATACGACTGGCTACCCTGCGTGTGTTGCGTTCTTTGAGCAGCGACTAGTCTTTGCAAATACAACACTTCAGCCACAAACGCTGTATTTCTCGGTAAGCGGGGACTACACAAACTTCACTGCCGGCGTAGCTGATGACAGCGCGCTGATCTACACGATTGGATCTAACCAGGTAAACGTCATTCGTTATCTGACCTCATCTAAGGTGCTGCTGGTTGGCACCTCGGGTGGTGAGTTTGCGGTACGTGCTGGCTCGGTAGATGCGCCTATCACGCCGCTAAACACCCAGATCAAGCAGCAGGCCAAGTACGGCAGCGCCGACATACAGCCGCTAGTCATTGGCTCTACTGCGCTATTCGTACAGCGAGAGCAGCGCAAGCTGCGAGAGCTTGTGTATAACTTCGATGTGGATTCGTACATTGCACCAGACATGACGCTACTGGCAGAGCACATCACTGAAGGCAAGATCAAAGAGATGGCCTATCAGCAAGAGCCAAACAACGTCGTATGGTGTGTGCTAGAAGATGGCAAGCTAGTCGCTATGACCTATCGACGCGAAGAAGACGTAGTTGCCTGGCATGAGCACCAGCTAGGCGGCACGTTGACTGATGGCGGCACGACCTATGACTACGGGTTTGTAGAAAGCGTTGCCTCTATATCTAGTGGTGAGCGCACCGAAGAAGAGGTATATGTTGCGGTTCGCCGTACTATCAATGGCAGTAATGTGCGCCACGTAGAGCGACTCAAGCCTATCGACTTTGGCACGAACGTAGAGGACGCATTCTATGTAGATGCTGGTCTGACGTATACCGGCGTCACATCAACACTAGACGGCGGTATTGGAGCGTCAAGCGTTACGATTTCCTTAGATGACGCATCTAGCTTTAGCGCATCTGGCAAAGTAAGAATACGCAACGAGATCATTGCATACGGAGCCAAGAGCGGAAATGATCTTATCAAGTGTACGCGAGCACAGGATGGCAGCATTGCATCAGCTCATGCTGACGGCGAAACAGTCACTCAGTTGGCTACAACGATTAGCGGGCTTGACCATCTAGAAGGGCAGACTGTTTCTATCTTGGCTAACGGCGCCACACATCCAGATAAGGTTGTTTCTTCTGGTAGCGTTACGCTTGACCGATCTGTTACCAAAGCACACATTGGGTTACCTTATGACTCAATTTTGCAAACGATGCGGATAGAAGCAGGCGGTACTGAAGGTACAGCTCAGGCCAAGAACAAGCGGATTAGTGATCTTGATATCCGGGTATTGAATTCTGTGGGCGTGGAAATAGGTCCATCCGAAGATGATTTGGATCTTATTCCCTTTAGGAAGTCTAGTATGGCTATGGATCAACCCGTTCCATTGTATACTGGTGACAAATTTATCGAGTTTCCTGGCGGCTACAATAACGATGGGTTTGTGGTCGTCAAACAGGATCAGCCTTTACCGCTGACAATTCTGTCTATCTATCCTCGATTGCAGACGTTTGATAGGTAACTTATGGCAGATCCAATAACAGCAACACTTGTAGCAGGCACCTCGCTTTTGAGTGCCAGCGCTGCTGTGCAGCAAGGCGCTGCAGCTAGGGCGGCAGGTCAGTTCAATGCAAACATGGCAGAGCGTAATGCCAAGGTAGCAGAGCAACAGGCGGAGCAGATTAAGCGCTCATCTGAGTTTGACATCAATCGCTTTCGAGATAACTTTGCCGACCTACAAGCAACGGCAGCCCAGGCGTTTCGGTATAACGGATTCGTGGCTACCGGCGGTACGCCATTACAAGTTCTTTTAGACAACGCTAGAGAAGCCGATACCGAGATTGCGCTACGTCGCTATAACGCATCTATTGGCGAGCAACAGGCGCTAGAGTCTGCAACCGAGCAAAGACTGCAAGGTCGCCTTGATCGCATGATGGGCCGATCAGCACAAAAAGCGAGTTACTACCAGGCTGCCGGATCGCTGCTAAGAGGCGGCGCCCAAATAGCGGGAATGGGAGACTGAAGTGAAAGTACCAACATATCAAGCGCAAACAGGATTAGCGGCTGATGTAGGTGCGAGACCTATGCGTGTTCGCGCTACACCAGAAGCTTTTGGTGCGGCAGAAGCTAGGGCGATGGGCGCACTGGCTGAGCAGGTAGGCGACACAGCGCTTGAGTTAAACCGCAGACAGAGAGAGGCGGCAGAGCTAGAAGCAAAGATACAGCGCGATCTTCAGAACGAGCAATTTACAAACGAATACATGGAAGAGGTAACGCTTGCTGCTGAAGAGGCTGCTTTGCAACCACCAGAGAAGCGAGAAGACTTTTTCGATAGCGCCGTTCAAAGCATACAGAACAAGATACCGCAGCGATTTGAAGATCCTATACAGCAACAGGAATTGTCGCTTAGCCTTGATCGTTATGCCATCTCCAAGCGTGTAGGCGTCAGGGCAGATGCCAATGCAGGACGATTAGATGCGCTTGTTGGCGAATCTGCCAAACGAGAGATGACGCTCAGGGACGAAGCGATCAATGGCGATTTTGCTACTAGCACCAGGGCATTAGCTGATCTCGAAAAGATTTATATTGATCTCGAAGATAAGGGATTGATGACCGATGAGGATGTCGCAAAGCGATCTGCTCAGATGGTTAAAGACGTTCAGTACGAGCGTGAGATCAATGTCGTCAATAGAATTAAGACGCCAGAAGAAGCAGAAGCCTTTGTTAATCGTATTCGTGACGATCAGCGGTTTGATCCAACAGAGCGACGTCAACTTATAGGCGCTGCTAGCGGAGTGCTTTCAAAACGTAATGACGAATTAAAGGCTGCTAGAGCCAAGCTAAAGGATGACCTTGGATCGCTGCGTGATGTTATTGCTACCGGCATGGAAGTCCCTCAAGAACAGCTAGATGATGTAAACCTTCAGCTAAAAGCCTTTGGCACTGAAGCTGATGCCAGAGACTTTGATGACATCTTGGCAGGTAACAAGAACGTCCAGATACTTAACAATACTGGCACACTGGCTGGCGTTGATAAATTACTCGATCAAGTTAAAGCTGAGCCTACAGCGGGGCTTACAGCACAAGAGTTAGGTTACTTAGCGCAAAGTCAACAGAACATCGAAGAGTATCGAGACAAGATGGTTACGGCATTCGAGAAAGGCGATGCCCTAGACTTCTTATCGGAGCGCAAAATTGTCAACGTAGAGCCTTTTGATTTTGCAAATCTTGGCGAATCTATCCCACGACGAATCCAAGAAATGAATGCTATTGCCGCTTCAGTAGGTGTCGATGAGGTCACTGGCAAGATGCTGTTTGAGCAAAATGTACTAACAGATCAAGAGGCCTCTCAGTTTGCTGCATACCTAAGCGAAGCATCGCCAATGATGTTGGTAAAAGACGCGCAAGCATTTTCAATGGTCGCTGATAAGTACCCGCAAATATGGGAGCAGCTTGCTGGGCAAGGCAGGGGCAAAGCCAGCCAGTTCGCCATGGCTGGTGCCGTAAACGACATTCCGGTCGCTACTGCAATTTTTCAGGGCCAGTTCAAAATAGATCAGGGTGTGCCTTTACCTAACAAAAACGAACTGTACTCCATCTACAAAAACAAAGTCGGTGACTTGTACGAATTGCCTGGCAGCTTTGGCGAAAATGATGCAATCGTTTTTAGGGCCGCGCTTGCTCATTACGCAGAGGTTAGAACATCTCCCGAAACACAAATTGGCAACGATGTTACTACTGAGTTTCAGGCGTCAATTGATGCGGTTACTGGCGGCGTTGGTACGTACAACAACTTTACTTATCAGCTTCCAAGAGGCATGGAGGAAGATGACTTCAACAATGCAATTGAGCGGTTTAGCGTTGATACTTTAGAGTATTTAGCGCCAGACGGCTTAATTGGATTTACGCCAGATCAGTATGGTGGAGATAATGGCGCACTAGCGGTATTGAAGCGATCTAGGATAAGAAGCATATCAAGCAATACGTATGAACCGCAGCTAGAAAATGGACAGCCAGCATTTACCCTGGCTAACGGGCAGCCATTACGGTTTCAGATGACTGACGAGCTACGAAACACCTTGCCGTCTCAGCAAAGTTTGTATGGGATATTTCCCAACATGGCACAGAAGGCGCAAAGGCAACGTGAAAAGCTGGGCTTACCTGCCCGCAAAAGAACACTTACTGCGTCGGAAATATACGAAGGGTCGTTTCTTACTGAATACCTTACTTCCTATCGGGATGTTCTTGAAAGCATTTACCTTGGAAAGCGCAAACTAGCGCAATCGGTAACAGCGCCGATTATTGAGGGCATACAAACAAAGGCGCAACGTCAACGAGCTAGACTGCAAGAAGAGCAAGAGTGATATGTCGTTTGTTTCTCGCCAAGACAGGATAGCGTTTGAGCAAGGGCAAAGGCTATTCGAGCCTAATACCTACAAAGAAGCGCCAAGCTGGTATAACGCATTTTCAGCTGCGGTCGGTACTAATGTAGACGAAAATCTATCTGTATCTGGCCTTCTTAATCGGCAGATGTATGAGCGCAACAGAAACAGAGCGCTTGAGCTGATTGAAAATGGCATTGTTAGTGAGGCAGATTACACAAACGGCGATGGCGACTTTGACATGAACCGTCTCGCCAGACATCTCAATGAAGATCCAGAAGGCCCGTATCGTAACTACATATCCACAGACTTAGAGCTTGAGAATGAGCGCAAAGAGATGCTGCGCAAAAAGCGCGAGTATGCACAAAGCGTATTAGCTGCTGGCCCTGGATCTGCACAATTTGTCGGTACGACCGCTACATTCCTTGCGTTAGAGCCTTTTAGTGTTGCGACTATGGGTATTGGCACTCTGCCTAATATGGCAAGAGGCATGAGCGTTGCAGCTGCCGCGACAAGGACTGCCGGCAGAACAGCAGCGCTTACAGCAGGCACAGAGCTAGCCATTCAGCCATTTGTCATGGCGCACAAAGACAGCATCGACTCTCCTTACTCATCTAACCAGGCATTACTAGCCATTGGCTCTGCTGCCGTAGGTGGCGCACTTGTTGGCGGTATCACCGGCGGCATTGCTGGATACATTCGTCAATTTAGGCAGGGGCTTGCAGATTCATTTACCGAGCCTAGGCCTGACGCGCCTGACGAGCCAGCGCCATTCTTATCTGAGCAGGACGATACACTTACTGCGCTTGAGGATGTGACTGGTGCCGCTAAAGGCACTGGCCCGCAAAGAGATTTTGCAAAGCTAGATAGGGGATTGCGAGAGTTTCAAGAGCTGCAAGAGGCGCTTGATGAGGCAAATCCACCATCGCCTGACAGACTAATTGACGACGAGTATCGACGTTTTTTGCAGGGCGAGTACAGGTCAGAAATAGACGCTTACTACTCAATGATAAGAAAGCTGGAGTCAGAGTCTAAAGAGCTTGCTAAAAAGCCAAAGATAGCAGGGCTAATTAGATCGAGGGGCGGCCTTAATAAGCAAGCCTTTGCCGATGATGGCATTGATCCAGAAAACTTCAAAAAGGGTTTTCAGCCTGGTTTTTGGCGCGCCGGCAATGAGGGCATGACGCCTGATGAGCTAGCCGAGTTTATTGTCGATCAACAAGATATCTTACCTGGCTACATAAACCGAGCAGATGGTCCTGATAAGTTTGGCGCAAACGATGCAGTAGATCTTGTGGATCAGATGACCTTCAACCCCAAGATGTATGCCGACCCAGATGTACAGGCTAGGATTGATGCGCTAGAAGGGAAAGTTTTAGAGATTGAGTCGAAGTTTGCAGACCCAACCAAAGACCTAACCGGCAATTCAAAGAAGGCTGTGACGTTTGCAAAGAAGCAGGGCAAAGCGTTTACGACTAGCAAGCTGCAGAAGCATTTGCGCATTGGATATAACGCAACCCGCGAGATCGTTGATGATCTTAAGCAGCGCAATGTATTCATCGAAGATGATGGACTAAACATCACCTTTCGAGAGCCAGTTACCATTACAGCGCGAACACTAGAAGACATTTATAAAGAAAGTGCTGCGCGGCGCATGATGGAAGGTATGCGATACGCTGAAGAACTAGAAGCGCAACGCTATTCGTCATATCAGCCTAGCAGGACATTCGAGCAATACTACGAAGAGTATCCAGACGCACCAAGAGCGCCCGTTGTTAGTTCAAGAGAGCGGGAGTTGATGGAAGAAATTGATATTGAGTCTAGTTATGATGAGGCTATAGCGGCATACGAGCGACTGTCGCCAGAAGAGCAAGTCGTCAAGATAGGCGATGATGTTATCTTTGACGCGCCGGCGATTATTAAGAGCGCCGATGAGCAGCTAGAAAGTGCAGAAGCATTACGGAGGTGCGTGCGCGGTGAGTAGTTTTGATGTCTGTGTGCCAAAGGTAGCGGCAAAGCTGCCTGACCAGGTAAAGAAAGCACTTACCGAATCGGTAGAGCCTGATCGTGTGCTCGATGAATACATAGCCACCATCTCTAGAGAGAAAAGAGAGGCGGCATTCCAGGCTGTGCGCCTATCTGATGCAGTAAAAGACGTATCTAAACATCCTGACGGCCCGTTTTACGGCATGATGGCGATGTTGACCAAGGACAACCGGGGCGCTGCTGGCTACAAAAACGTAGAGTTTCTGGGTAGGTACTATAATAACCTGCTGCAATCCAAGAACGCCAAGATGCTAGAGCGCTTCCGCGCAAAAGGCTTGGGCTTTCTGACTGACGAAGAAAACTTGCAAAAGTTTGTTCGTGCTATTTATGGCGAGACTACTGACGACGCGGTAATCAATGCGGCTGCCAAAGACTGGCTAGAGACTACAGAGCTTATTCGCCAGCTAAAGAATAGGAACGGCGCGGCTATTTCTAAGAACGATAGGTTCCTGATGCCGCAGCACCATGATGCAAGAGCGGTCCAGAATGCTGGCAAAGAAGCTTGGGTAAATTACATGAAGCGTGAGGGCGTGTTAGATCGTGCTCGTATGCTTGATGATGCTGGCGAACCTTTATCAGATAAACAGCTTGATGACTTACTTAACTACTCATATGAGTCAATTACGACACATGGCCTCAATAAGCTAGAGGATTTAGCAGTGCCAAGGCTGGGCAGAAAGCTGTCTAGGCGTGGATCTGAGCGCCGTGTTCTCTATTTTAAGACAGCAGATTCATACATTGATTACCAAAAAGACTTTGGGCGTGGCGATCTGTTCTCAATATTTACTGACTACCTTGAAGCAAGCGCTAACGATATTGCGCTACTAGAGCGCATGGGGCCAAACCCTAACGATACATACAAGGCTATGTTTGCGTATTACGACAAACAAAAGCTATTTACGCCAAGCCAAAAGAAGATGGTTGAGGCTACGTTTAACGTCGTATCGGGCAAAACAAATCAAGGCGAGATTACGAGCACTGCTGACTTCTTCCAAGGATTCCGCAATGTTATCACCGCATCTACGTTAGGCAGCGCATTCTTGTCGTCGATATCTGATGTGGGCTTTCAGACACTAACGGCAAAGATGAACGGATTGCCGGCCATGAAGATTCTCATGGGGCAGCTGCGTAGTCTGGCGCCAGGCGATATTGAAAGCCAAAGAATCGCTGCACAGATTGGTTTAGGCGCGGAGGCTTGGATTACTAGGACACACGCAAGCAATCGGTACGGCGATGTCTACGGTACTGGCATGACTGCAAAAGTAGCAGAAGGCGTTATGCGCGCATCACTACTCAAGCCTTGGACAGATGGCGGCAGAAAGTCATTTACCATCGAGTTTGCTGGCTTGTTGGGCAGAAACTTTGGCAAAAAGTTTAACGAGCTAGATCCAAACCTAATTCGCGCTATGCAGACTTACGACATTACGGAAGCTGATTGGGCGCAGTTTAGGCGTACAACACTGCTTAAGCATAATGGCGGCGTATATGCGGATATGACGCAACCAGGCGGCAAGAAGTTTCACCAGATGATTATGTCTGAGGTTGATTACGCAGTACCCACACCGGATGCCAGAGTGCGAGCCATTACTACTGGCGGCTTGCAGCGCGGAACTGTGTCCGGCGAGGCATGGCGATCTGCGTTTATGATTAAGTCGTTCCCGCTAACGATTGCTACTACGCATTTTTATCGAGCTGGTATGCTCGGCTCTTCTGGATTCAAGCCAGGCTACTTTGGCGCCATGCTCGCAACTACATGGGCGTTAGGTGCTATTGCGCTCCAGGCTAAGGATATCGCTAAGGGCAAAGACCCAAGACCAATGAATACACCGGAGTTTTGGGCGGCAGCGCTTCAGCAGGGCGGCGGCCTAGGAATCATGGGTGACTTTGTATTCTCTGATGTCAACCGATTTGGCGGGGGGATAAGTGAAACTCTTACAGGTCCAGCAGGTGAGCTACTTGATACCACGGCTAAGTTTACTCTTGGTAATTTTAGGGAGTTAGTGCAAGGCGAAGAAACGCACATCCTTAAAGAGGCTTCTCAGATAGCAGAAAGATATACGCCTAGTACCTGGCAGGTGCATTTGCTTAAGCAGGGTTTGTTTGACCAACTGGAAATGATGGCAGATCCGGAGGCGGAAAAGAAGTATCGACGCCTTATGCGAAAGGAATATACAGAGTACAATCGGGATTACTGGTGGCGCCCAGGTGAACTAGCGCCCAGACGTGCTCCTGAGTTTGAGGGAATTATTGAGGACTAAACATGACAGTATCCAGCAGCACTAGCTCTGTTAGCTACTCCGGCAACGGTGCAACGACCGGGTTTTCGTATACGTTCAAGATATTCGCGGACAGCGATCTTGTCGTCTCGCTCAAGAACGATACAACTGGCGTATCTACCACGCAAACTCTGACTACTGATTACACTGTATCGGGCGCAGGTAGCGATTCTGGCGGAAATGTCACATTTGTCACAGCTCCACCTAGCGGCAACACTGTCATCATTCGTCGCGTACTGCCTTATACACAAGAGACTGATTACACAGAGAACGATCCATTCCCAGCTGCAGCGCATGAAGATGCACTTGATAAGCTGACCATGCTGACCCAGCAGAATCGTGATGAGGATGCGATCAAGCTGCCCGATGGCGATGTTACCTCTGGTATCAACAATGTGGTGCCTAACGTCGTAGATCGAGCTAATACGCTGCTGGGCTTTGATGCTACCGGCAATGTCATCGTCGAGCCGTTTACATCAAGCAGCTTAACCACATCCATTACTCAGCAGGCATTGACAGGCGATGGCTCTACAACGGCGTTTACCTTGGCGTCTAATCCTGGCGCTGCGGGTGTTGGCGTATCTATCTACATTGATGGCGTTTACCAGGAGCGTGATACCTACAGCATTAGCAGCACTACGCTAACCTTTACCGAGGCACCGCCAGACAATGCCAGCATCGAGGTGCTGAACTATCGCATAACAGATATCGGCACAGCTAGTGCTAATAATGTATCAATTACTGACTCAGGCGGTTACTACACATCGAACAATGTTGAGGGCGCACTTCAAGAAACAGCGCAATCACAAAATATCGTATATACACCCGCTGGTACTGGCGCAGTTAATAGCACAGTACAGGCCAAGCTAAGAGAAAGCGTTAGCGTCAAGGACTTTGGTGCTGTTGGTGATGGCACGACTGATGATACTGCGGCTATTCAGGCGGCTATTGACTCAATAACAACTGGAAATGTTTATGTGCCATCAGGCACTTATAAAATTACTGATTCAATTTCAATAGGTGATAACAAAGGTATTATTGGCAATTCGCTCAACTCGTCAATTATTGAATTTGATTATTCAACAACAGGCAAGCCAATACTTGATGTCTCTGGTCTTTTTATAACGGTTAAAGAGCTACAGTTAAAATATAGCTCTCTACCTCCGTCAACAGATACTAATGCTTTTTGTATAGCGTTTGATGATTTTGATGGGAATACTGCTTGGTCAACTTTTGAGAATATATATCTTCATCAGTGTTTTGGTGGAATCGGTGAAAACAGCACCAGCACTGCAAACATTTTTAACAATGTTTTTGTCAACGTAAACATTAGAAACTTTACCGGCTGGGCCTTTCAGATAGATAACGCCGCAAATTCTGGTCAAACGATAGAGCAGTTATATATCAATAATAACTGGGATCGTGGATCTGGCTTGGTTGCTAATGACTGCCTTGGATTGTTTGAGTATCAGGGCGGTGTTCATGGCGTTATAGATACGATTAATTTTGAATTTGCGAATCCTTCAAGTTCAACACCAATCATATTAAGTAGTGATAACAGAATTACAGTCAATCATTTTTATCTTGAAGAGCTAACATATCAGGCGTCAGCTCCGGCAAGTGTTGCTCTTGGCGGCTCTGGTTCTGCTTTTGTTATTAATAACTTTTATATGAATAGTGTCACTGCTGATTCAACACAAAGCACATTTGATATTTTTAGAATTAGTGGTGAGTCTAGGGTTTGGATTAATGCCGCGACAATAGAAAGTGATTGCGATTTTTCTGGTGTAACTGGTGATGTGTCATGGCTAAATCTTTCTAGCTCCGTTGATCCGAGCAATACACGGGTCTATGTCTTTAATGCTGATGATCAATCTAATGACATTGATGAGATTATTAGAGCAGACGTACAAAATGATCGTCCAGCAGTCAGACAATTTAACGATAGAATCTTTAATTATGAGACTAGGGCAGCCATATCTGATGATGCGGCTATTTCATTTGCTCCATCGCAAGAACAAGGCATATTGGTTGTTAACTCAAATAACAATGTAGCTTATTCGGCAATGATATTTTTTAATGTAAATTCTGGCGGCGCTGAGTGCGAATTAATTCATGGCGCTAATGCTACTGTTGGAACGTCTGCTTTATCGGGTACGACTGGCACAGATACAAAAATCAATTTGGCGGCTGTGACTGATGGGAATATCTATATAGAAAATAGATCCGGCGGCACTATATTTGTTTATCCGACAATCTTAGCTGGTCATATGCAGTGAGGTTTAGCTATGACCCTGACTAACTTCAACAATCTATACAGCTACAAGTACGATGCCTTTGGTCGTGACTCATGGCGCGTGTTGAGGTTGGATGAGCTGGGCCAGTATCAGGGCGACTGCGAGGACTATGCGCTGTCTGTGCTGTTCTATGTTATCTGCAAGAAGTCATGGCTTAGATTCTGGATGCTGCTGTTTATATTCGAGGCCAAGCTGTGCTATGTGACAACCAAGAACGGCGGGGGCCATGCAGTGCTACGCTTTGGCGATATGTACATTGATAACTGGACCCAGGACTGGGTGAGCAAAGTTCAGATGGAAGAGCTAGGACACCAGTTTCACAATTGGAAATTCATCCCCACTACTGTCGCCATTAAGATGGTAATGGCAAAACTGAGAGGCTGATATGGCATTAACGAAAGTACCAAACAGAATGATAAGTGAAGACGTTATTTATACGTTTAATTCTGTTTCTGAAATGGTGTCGGCCACAAGGTTGTTTGTCGGCAACAAAGTAAAAACGCTTGGGTATTATAGCGCTGGGGATGGTGGCGCTAATGAATACGATATCGTTGCCGCGTCTACAGGCACAGCCGATGGCGGATCATATATAGATTTAACAGGAAGTACCGGACAAGCAAAAGGATTGTTTTCTGATGGCATAGTAAACGTCAAGCAATTTGGCGCTAAGGGTGACGGCGTAACAGATGACTATACCGCCATAACCAATGCAGATGCTTATATGTCTTTCCGATACTTCAATAGCCAAAGCATTGTTTTGGATTTTCCTGCTAACTCAAGTGGAACTAGCAGATATGTTGTTGGGCAAACAATCACGCTCGATAGGAATGGCATTAAGTGGCGAGGTCCGCAAGGCGTCCGAAGAGCCAAGCCAGTAGCAATTGCCATTTTAGATTCGGCAACAGACACAGTTTTAATGGACTGTACTTCTGAATCACCAGCATTTGAAAACTTATCATTTGAAGGCTATGCAACAGATGATCGTACTGGCACTTTGGTTGAGCTTCATCCTAAGCCGCGTGTGCCTTACTCGTCTGAGCTGACCAATATCACGAGTACCTTTACCGTTGATACGTCTACCGATGTGCTGACACATTCCTCAGACTTCTTTACTCAGACGGGCAAAATTGTTCGCGTATCTTCAACAACGACACTGCCCTCTCCATTGGTCGCTGGGACTGACTACTTTGTCATTAGAGTCAGTTCTACTACGTGCAAGTTAGCAACAACACTCGACAACGCCAATGCTGGCACAGCGATTGACATTACAACTACAGGCAGCGGCACTCATACGTTAGCTCTTAGTCCGACCGCAAAATACAACTTTGAAGATGTTGATGCTGAATTCAACAACTGCAACTTTCAGTTCGCCACAGTCGCCACCAAGATTTTTGGTCGAGGCATATACATTGATACGTGTGAACATTTCCAAGTAAAAGTTGGCCTTGAGCTAGAAAGAGAGTCGGCATATCAAGAAGGCGAGTTTGACGATCAAAAGACAACAACGGGTCTTAGAAATTACATCATCCGAAACTCACGATTTCATGGCATGGGATCAACGTCTACTGTTGTTCGTAACGTAGGCACACAGAAAGAAAACTTCACTGGCGTCCTTTGTGATGGGAACATCATAGATACGACGTGCATGATCATGTTTGGCCCAATCAAGCGATCCAGCTTTGACAATCTGCATACAGGGATTAGCGATACTGTATTTGATGCCAACAGCAACATATCGTTTGGTGATGCGAGAGGTGGGTATACCGATGTATCTATTCGTGGAACCTATCTAGGTAAAAACAACGATACAACGGCCAAAGAGTTTATGATCACCAACTCATCTTATGCCTCAAAAAACATTAACTTCTCTGGATCTATAGCTGATGTTCGACGTGACTTATTTAGATTTGAGGGATCGGTCGATACCGTAAATGTTGATGGATCATTTGCGAACGTACTAAGTGATAACGCAAGCGGCGGACCTTACAGCATTATCAAGCTACTCGGATCGACCGCTAAAAGTATTACGCTTGGTGGATCGGTTTCTGTTGATGGCTCATACACAAACAATGACGCGCTCATCTATGCTACATCGTCATGCGTTGTTAGTGGCTACATTGGCACAGAAGGCTTGGCATTTGATCCTGATGAGTTTGATGCCGCAAGATTGCAATCTTCGGCAGGAGCGTCTGTGCGTCCCTGGGCGGCAAGCGATACCAACCCAACAGTATCGGGCAGAACATTCTGTATCACAGATACGGGTACGCTTACGATCACTGACTTTACTGGCGGGGAACCGGGCAAAGAAATTACAGTGATATCAAAAGGCGCAATTACTTTTGATGTAACTGGCACAAATTTGAAAGGTGGCACTACTGACATCGTAACAGCAGACGGCGATACGACTCGATGGATCTGTGAGGATGGTACAATTTGGCGATTGCTTGGGTTTGTGGATATGTCTGCTGACAACTCTGGCGGCGCATAAAGAAATCAATTTGAGGTTGATATGACTATTAAACATTTAGGCGGCATCTTCGGGCGAAACCCAACATTCAATGATGTCGATATTGAAGGTGATGTAACAGTTTCTACTGACAACACTTCCGACTTGGGGACTAGCACAAATTCATTCAAAGATATTTATCTTAAAAATGACATTGTGATCAACGGCCACAAGATGAGTGCAAATACGGCTACCATCGCTGACGATGCAGTTGGATCATTTACACCACCGATGAATGGTGGCTTTTTGCTAATTAACCTAGGCCCCTTGAGCGCATTCCCCGGCGGCAGTAGTTTTGTTGGAATGATTCATTTTGATGTCGGTAGCTCTTTGGCAATCGCTAAAGTTACCACTGGCACAGGCTCGAATTTAAATGTAACAACTTCTGATGTCGATGGCACTACTGGGGCAGATAATAAGGTCACAGTTGCCGTTCAGTCTGGCGTGGTGAAGGTTGAGAACAGATCAGGAGCTTCTCACGCTTTTCATCTTACATTCTTATAGGTGCAATCATGGCATATCAAGCTGAATTACAAAGTGGCAATCATTGGATTGTGATTGAGACAGATGAGCAGGGTACAGTTGTAGAAGTAAAAACTGTGTTTTGCAATCAAGAACACAACACTGAAGCGGATGCAATAGCACTAGCTTCATATGAGCCAGCAGGAGACTAAACCATGTCAGGCGAAGTAACAAAGAACATTACAGCTCAGAACACATTCAGCGATGAGATTACCATACAGGGATACTTTAACGTCTCTGTCACTGGTATTGCTGGCGGCACGGAAGTCACAGTGCAGCGACAAACAGGCGTGGATGGCACTACATTCACAGACGTTGACTCGTTTACTGCTGATACTGAGACGTATGGCTATGAGCCAGAGGCAGTTCAGTATAAGATTGGCGTCAAGACAGGCGACTTTGGTTCAGGCACCTGCAAGGTACGCTTGGGACTGATTGGCCGGGGCCATGGCACTACTACTCCGATTCGATGATATGGACGATCAAGCGGTACGACTTAACAGGATCGAAACCAAGCTAGATAAGCTGGC